GAACAACAACCACGAGAGGTAAATCAAATGTGTTCTCATCCGCAGAACCGCCTCTCACACATTTCTCTTCATTATGGCAACTCGTTCACGCATCGGTATTCAACTTAAAGATGAATCTGTTCTTTCTGTTTATCATCATTGGGATGGTTATCCTGAGTGGTTGGGTCGGATTCTTACGACGCACTACAATACGAAGGAGAAAGTAGCAGAGTTGATTGATGGTGGCGACATGTCAACCTGCTGGACTGATAAAGTGTGGGGCAAAGATCGCACTGACGGTCAAAAGTATGGTCCTGAGACTTATGCTGATCGTGGTGAGAATTGCCCTCCCAGTTTGATGACCATGAGTGAGTATCTGAACAAGAAAAACAATGAAGAGTATGCTTATATCTTCCGTGATGGTGAGTGGGTATGCTATGATATGAACGAGTTCAATGATAACGATCCTGAACTCACTGAAATTCCTTCTGGAGCACTGATGGCATGATTGATTACAACGAAGACCGCAAAGAGATGCAAACTGAACGTATGATTGACGATTTCATTGCTCAATGTGAGGAAGAAGCAGCAAAGTTGGAAGTTACTGTAGACTATTACATCGCAGAGTTTTTCTGTAATGATGGACGAGCAGACTAAACTAATTCTGGCATTACATCAGGTTGATGGGATTACAGAACTCACCAAGGATAATGAATATAAACATTATCTTTACTGCAAACTGTCATCAATTAAATGTGAACTAGAGCGTCAATTATGTAATTTGACAGGAACAAATCAGTACACTAAAATTGAGAGGACATCTGACGAGGACAATGACTGACAAGTTTCTTTATGTTGTGGACCATTATGTTCCATTCCCTTCATCCGAATATGGTGGAATTTGGAATGTAATCGCACAAGATGATGATGAGTGTTTTGATCTAATCACTGCACAAGATGCAGAGGGTTTTAATCAACAATACTATTCAAATTTGCGGGAAAACATTCTTAAATCCCGTGCATTTGAACTTGCCCAGAGTGTTGATTCAGGTGTAGTAGAGGAGTTTACAACTTGATTGAACTACCTAGCAGTTTCCCACACAAACCACCCAAAGGATTTCACTATGAAGTTGATCAATTCCGACGCAATGTTTATCGCATTTGCATTGTCAATGATGGTACTTTCTCCTATACTGATGTGGCACCTAAGTCCGTCTGGGGATTCTATAATTCAAAGACAGGAAAGTATTCAGCGCCTATTAACTTCTCCAAGCAAGGAGATACAATAGACATTAGTAAAACCCGTCCGTATACTGCTATGCAGTTAAATCTCAATCCATTGATGGCAGCATTTCAATGAAATACATTCCTCAGGTTGATGACTATGTAAAGTGGAAAGACCATGAGGGATGGGTCTATTTCAAATGCGATATTTCTATCAGCATTGAGATTGGTGTAAAAGACGTTGTGTGCAAAAAAGGCACATGTCACAAGAAGAATCACATCTTACTTGTATGTCCTAACTTTTATTGGGACGAATTAGAGTATATTAAACACAGACGTGTTTTATGTAATCACTGCGGAAGAACTGCTGACAATGATGTTCGCTGTCTTGGTATGTGTGTCGCTGACAGTGATTACTAATAATATACCTCACCTCTAAACTGTTTCATTATTGTAACCACTAAACTTATGGACAATTATTTGACTGAGCAACAAGTTGAAGAACTTGTTAATTTTGATTCTGTTGAACAAGATCTTATGGATCTTATTGAAGATACTCAAAAGTTCAACATGGAAGAATACCTTAACTCTAACATCGATTACTGATTATGAACTCCTCAACTGTGCTCCGTGAAATGCAGGAACTGCGCGAAACTTGGAAGCGTCAAAGTTTTAATTTCTCCCAAGAACAGCAGAAACGTTATGACGAACTGAAGGAAATGCGTCGGCAAAGGGTAAATGAAATGTATGAGAATAACCTTGTCTACAAATCTTCTGCCAAATAAATAACAGGAGGATAGAGTAAAAAGTAGATGAAAACCTTCGTTCAGTTTATTAATGAAGCATACGACCCTGAAGTACAGGGAAGAAGTCAGATTAGAAAGACTGGCGAAGGTGGAAGAGTGGGTGCAAATCGTAAGAAGAGCGAACCAGAAAAGAGGAGAATGAAAGCTGCTGGCGGGGGCAAAATGGTCCCCGCTAAGGATTACAAACCACGCAAAGATATTGGTACACAGAGACAACGTAGCGAGAGGGAGCAGCAACCAACACAGGCAAGAGGATCTGCAAGAGAGACACAATTAGCAGCAGCAAAAGCAGAGAGAAAGAAAGCAGCACAGGCAAGAATTGCAGCAAAAAAAGCAGGCAAAGCAGCACCTGAGAAGAAAGCAACACCAACTGCTAGTGAATTGCTGAAGAAGAAGCAAGCAAAGAAAGTAAATCCTAATTACAAACCACAGAAAGCATCGGGTAAAACTAGAGCAGAACGTGATAAGATTAGAGGTGAAGGTGAGAGATATTTGAAGAGTGTATTTAAGCAGCAGGAAACTGATAAGTATAAGAAAGCAACAGGTCAGAACCCTGACAAGAAAGGTAAAATGAAGATTGCAGGTAGAGTAAACAAGAGAATGTCCACATAAAATATTACTCACCTCTAAAGCGTCTGTATAGTGTAAGCACTCTGAGCACCCTTTACAATCGCCTGTAAGGGTGCTATTATTATTCTTTGGTGTCAGACTACCCGACTGTGACTATTTCCCTTCGTCCTCATCAACAGCGCATCCTTGATCGTATGCTTGCATACAACAAAGGTCAGGTGATCGTTCCTACTGGTGGCGGTAAGACTCTCACCATGATTGTTGATACTCAGCGCCGTCACAATACTATCAACAACGGCACCACCACTGTTGTTGTTGCTCCTCGCATTTTGTTGGCAGAGCAACTGTGCTCTGAGTTTATGGAGATTGTTGATACTGCTCACACACATGTGATGCACGTTCACAGTGGAGAGACCCATCACTTCTCTACAACCAAGTCTGAAAAGATTGCTCTGTTTAACAACGTAGCACGGACTGCTGGTGAGAATGTTATCATCTTCACCACATATCACTCGCTGCATCGTGTTGTTGATGCTGACATTGAGGTCAACACGATTTACTTTGACGAGGCACATAACAGCGTTCAGCGTAACTTTTTCCCCGCGACTGAGCACTTTGCAGACATCAAGAACGCAGATCGTTGCTACTTCTATACTGCAACTCCCAAACATTCCCTGACTCCTAAGAAACCAGGCATGAATGATGGGTCTGTTTATGGTCAGGTGCTGGTCAATGTTCCTGCTCCTGAGTTGGTTGATGGTGGTTACATTCTTCCTCCTAAAGTTGTAGTTAAGCAACTGCCTGTGATCAAAGGTCGCAAGGTAATGTATGCCGAGGATAGTGACAACCTGTTGGAAACTATTGATGACAACAAGATCGACAAGACTTTGATCTGTGCACGCACAACCAAGCAGATTGTGGGTCTTATCTCTCAATCTAATTTCTGCGTTGAACTTGCTATGCGCGGATATTCTTGGATGACGATTACATCTAAGACAGGTGCAATCATCGATGGCAAGAAAGTTGACCGCGAGAAGTTCTTCGACACGTTGAACGCTTGGGGCAAAGATCCTAGCAAGAAGTTTGTATGTATCCACCACAGTATTCTGTCTGAGGGTATCAACGTCAAAGGACTCGAAGCAGTCATTTTCATGCGGAACATGGATTACATTGGCATCAGTCAATCTATCGGTCGTGTTATCCGTTTGGGTGCAGAATCTAAGACCTTTGGGCTAGTTTGTGTCCCAACTTATGACAGCGTTGGTATCAGCACTGCTCGCAAAGTGCAGGCAGTTGTTGATGTCGTCTTCAATCAAGGTCAACCCGCTATCAGTGAGATCCGTCGATAATGTGCTATAATGTTATTAAAACTGCAATCTATGGAAGAGATCAACACAGTACAGAAGTTTGGTGAAGTTTTTACACCTCAACATGTTGTTGACAAACTTCTGGTTGATGTTGATTATTCTAACCCAAAACTAAAGTTCTGCGAACCATCATTTGGTGATGGTAGGATTCTGCTTGAACTAAAGAATAGACTGCTAGAGTATCACAGTGAAGAGCACATTATCACAAACATGCTCTATGGTGTAGAGATACAAGAGACATGGTTTATTGCTGCTGTTAAGTTAATCAATCCCAATGGATATGAGCACAATTTCGTGTGTGCATCTGCTCTAAACTTTGAAGGATTGTTCAACCCATTGAAAGAATGGGTGGGACTATTTGATTATGTGATTGGCAATCCTCCATACAATCGTAACATTCTAAAGAAGGAAGATGTTACCTCTATATTCTGGGAACCGTCCGGTTATACAACAAAATTAGCATATTGTTGCTTTGTTGTTCTTGCTGAGTATATTCTGAAACCTGATGGACAAATTCGATATGTAATGCCTTGTTCGTTTACACATAACGAGAACACTGAGCAGTTCCGTGAATTTTGTAAGGATAAACTAAACATCAAAAGTATGGAAATCCTACCGAATGATGTGTTTGATGGTATTATGATTAGAACCTGCGTTTTTATTGCAGCAAAGGGGTCACAGCACGATGACATACAACTAAAACGACTGTGGAATGGCAAAGTATATCAAACCACTACATTTTACAATGAACATAATGAGATCCCATTATTCTTGGGTGATGTAAGTAAATCAATCTATCAGAAAGTGATGCAAAACAAAAACGTTTTGACTGCATACAAAGGATGGAATGGTGTGGACAGTTATGCTAAACATAGCAGCAAAGATCCACAGAAGTATGAGTATCCTTATGTTGATGGATTGAAGAAGGAACCTATCATTTGCTCCACCAAATACCCAGATAAAGTGAAAGCTAAGGTCAATAAAAAGAAGAACAATGTTGGTGTCTATGACAGATTTCATCTGAAGAAGTTACTTATCAATGAGGTGATGTTTAACTCTTTTGAGATCAACAATCACATCAAATACTTCATCAAGGACGAAAATGGAGAGTATGGAGCGTCACCCAAGCACACCGTAATTGCAATGGAAGATGTAAATATGGATGAGTATATTGATGACCTTCGTTCACCCATTGCTCAACTGATGTTGACCATAATGAAAGACTATAACCACAACGATTCTAAGTTGTTTCGATACCTTCCACATGGTATCTCTAAAACACAACTAACAGAAGAAGAACAATCATTTGTAAATCTTTTCAGTGAGACACCAGTTGATAAGATTTACTCACTGCAAAGTGCTTGCTAATAATGTTACTCACCTCTAAACTGTCCCTATGATACAAGGCACCGACGACATGCTGACTGCAATCAACCTGAGTAACATCAACCTGGCAGATGTGCTGGAAGAGAATACCGAACGCCTGGCAGAACGTGAGGCAGAGAATAACAAATGGTTGAACAAGAAGAATCACATTTGGAAATATGCTAGTAAGACTCCTCAAGGTGATGCAGGTGAGAGTGTTGTTGCTACTTCTATTCTCCTCATTTTGACTGAAGTTTATGGAGACGAAGTTCAGTGCCGTGTTATCAACAAAGGCAAAGGAGAATATGATATTTTGGCAACACTGCCTGACGGACGTGAGTATAAGATTGAGGTGAAGACTGCAACTGAAGATGTCAACGGTTGCCATCAATTCAATGGACTGCGTAAAGACGTAGATTATGACTTTGCCTTCCTGTTTGGTGTTGCCCCAGAAGATTTCTTCTTTGATATTGCTTCCCATGAGTATCTGTGTGAAACAATGACAACTAACATGAGCAAAGAGGTTGTTGGTTCATATAAGCACACGATTGCACAGAAAAACCTTAAGAAGTTCAACACGAAGAATGTGTATGAAACTCTGTGTCAAATTGGCATGATTCGTTGATATGAAAATCACACAGCAAAAGAGTGACATATTAGACCCTAAACCCGAGGAGCAAGGGTTTATTGTGGGCAAATATGATGATCCCATGATGTATGCTGCTGTACCGATTGCAGGCAGTAGTACAAAGCTAGCAATCGTACATCAGGCAAATGTTCTCAAAGTTTGCCGCAATCGTCAATCCGCAATGAACTTTATTGAACGACATCGTAAGGGTAAATCAGTAGCAAAACTTCCATTGAAATAATCTTACTCACCTCCAAAGTGTCCCTGTAGTATGAAGAACACTCACATCGAACACCCCGAAGACACCATTCTGACTGGTGATCTCTCTGTGCTTGACTGGTTCACTGGTGATAGTTACCTTTCGACCAAGATTGATGGTGCTCCAGCAATAGTTTGGGGACGCAATCCTGCAACTGGTAATTTCTTTGTTGGCACCAAAAGTGTGTTCAACAAAGTAAAGATCAAGATCAATGAATCACATGCTGACATTGATACTAACCACACTGGAAATGTAGCAGACATTCTGCACGCATGTTTCGATTATTTGCCTGATCCTAAGGGTGGCATTTATCAGGGTGATTTTATTGGTTTCGGTGGTGGTGTGATGTATACACCTAACACCATCACATATATCTTTGATGATGTAATCACCCAGGATATTATCATTGCTCCACATACAGTTTATACCGCAGATTCTGATTTGCGTGATGCTGTAGCAAGTCCAATGAAGTTTATCATTACTGATACACCTTATTGCAAGTTTGTGAAACCCAGGACAGAGATTTGTCCTCACCGCGATGACATCGAAGACCTTTGTAATTTTGCACGGCAGATGTCAACGCTCTGCACTTTCGTGAATGAAAAGCAATCTAAAGAACTGAAGAAAGTTATCAATTCTTACATCCGCGAGGGCAATCCCGTGAATGAACATGAGATTGCAGAATTGCACGATGTTGACATCAACCTGCTGCGATTGTGGAAACTCGTGTATTCAATTAAGATGGACCTTTTCTTCTACATTAGCACAGAAGATGTGGTTGATTGTTACATCGGTGGCAATGAAGTTGCCCATGAGGGCTATGTTATGCACAATGACTTTGGTTCCTACAAAGTTGTTGATCGTAACACATTCAGTCGGTTGAACTTCACTGTTGCCAAAAGTTGGTGATGTAAATGTTACTCACCACTAAACTGTCACTATAGTATGAGCACTGATTCCATGACCACTCAATCCTTCGCTGATTACGTTGCCACGCAAGATGCACGCAACACGATTCAACTCAACGTTCGCAAATATACGTTGATGCTGTGTGATGCACTCAAAATGAATTACATTGAGCGTTCAATCAAGTCACACAATATCAGCATCGCTGCTGGTAATGAAGTCGGTGATTATCATCAGAAGTCTATTGAAGCACTGAAAAATGGTGAGTGTGATTATGATTTCTTCATCGAAGAAGGTCGCAAGTATCTTAAGATTGTGATGGATGCTCGTGGTTCTAAATCTGTTCATGCCTTTGTTGATAAGAAAACAGGTGAAGTTTACAAAGCAGCATCATACAAAGCACCTGCAAAGATTGTGCGTTACAATCTTCTGAACATTGAGTCTCGTGAGAAATGCTTTGAGCGTGCAGATTGGTCAGGAGGATATTT